CCCAAAAAATTCTCCGGGGGAATATTTCCGGCAAAGTTGTCACTCTCTACACCCATGAAAGGACGGAACACGACCATGAGTTTTAACGGATTGTATCCATCTATCAACTTTAGTCTGCCGAATGTAAGTTATATTTCAATTCCAAGAGTCAGAAATTCGGAAGACGCAGATAAGTATCCTCTTGCTCCAAATTCAGAAATTTTTCTAATGGACTCTGCAGATGATACAATATTATATTTAAAGAAAACCGATGCACAAGGTTTCTCTACTGTGACAAGATACAGATACTATCCTGATCCGGAACCAACTCAGCAGGAAATCAATGACAAAAGATACGTCACAATTGACGAATTCAACAAACTCAAGGAGGAACTGCTAAATGCAACCCGTCAACCCGATTGGAAACGAAGAGAGAAGCAACCAAATAAGAAGGATGATGAACGTGTATAAAGCGTGTTCAAATCCGAGAGCAATGCTGGAAATGATGGCCAAATCTGATCCAGAATTGCAAACAATCATATCTTTAGTAAACAATGATCCAAATCAAGCTAGAACATTGTTCTACGAAAGAGCGAGACAGTTAGGCCTAGATGATAAGCAGACACAAGCGTATTTAACACAACTCGCAAACAGTAGCTTATAACCAATTTGGTTATAAAATACTTTAGAGAAAGGAGATACGCTATGGCTGAAGGATTATCTAGTTCCGATGTCGCTCTGCTTAGTAGAGATGACGGATTCGGCGGAATGAACGCAGGTTTTTGGATTTTTGCGTTGCTGTTGCTGAATAACGGCGGTTTTGGTGGATATGGCAATCGTCCTGGTTTTGTTACCGAAGGCGAACTTGCTGTTTCTCAGAACTCCCAGACTCAGCAGCTGCAGCTCAATAACATCACAGAGCAGATTGCAAACAACAAGTTTGACATGGCTCAGGTGGTAAACCAGCAGACCGCTGAAATGGTTGCTCAGAATAATGCTAACATGATTAATGCTATTCAGGGATTTAATAATCTTGGATTGCAGATTACTAATCAGACAAATGTTCTGAGCACACAGATCCAGTCGCTTAGTGCCCAGATGAACGAGTGTTGCTGTTCAATCAAGACACAGATGCTTCAGGATCGTTTGGCTGATGCTAACGCTAAGATTGTTGCCCAGCAGGCAGAACTCAGCAATGCACAGCAGACCCAGTACATTCTTAACCAGCTCGGAAGATTTGTAGCATGGACACCATCTGGTACTCAGGCTGCTACTTCTGGATCTTAAGGTTTAGAATACGCTAAGGTAGGTGGGGCTCCGATAAAAGGCTTATTAGTCGGAGTCCTCATCTATTCTTATAGAAAGGATTAAAGCAATGGATTTGGAATATTTTTATGGTGCAATTCATGAAGAGATCGATGGTGCAAAAGAGTATATTAAAAAGGCTATGGAGTTGAAAGCAATGTCATCTTCTATGTCTAAACGTTTGCACGACATGGCAAAAGACGAACAAAAACATGCAGAGTATCTTTATGAGATGGCAATGACTTATTATGGCAAAGTAACGGAACCATATGGCTCTTCTGTCCCATCCTATATCAGTGATCTCCGAGACAAAATCACCACTCTATATGCTAAAGAAATGGTAGAAGTTAAAATTCTTATTAATATGTATGAGGATTAAAATATTATTTGTAGAGACTTAATAAAGAAAGTAGTATCCGCTCATCTCCTAAGAAACCTTGTTGACGATATTTCTTCGTTGCATTTTTGGTCGCCAACATGAGAATACTCCTTTCAAAAATATCTTAGTTCCGTAAAATAGGATACTACTTTCTTTATTAAGTCTCTAAAATAGAAACGAGGTGATTATATTGGCAAAAATGAAAATGCCACCGGCTTTTAGCGACGAGGAGCGGGAAAATCAACTCATAGCCTTAGCATATGATGCAGTAGAAGCAAGAATAAGAGCCGGAACAGCATCTTCTCAAGAACTAGTCCATTTTCTAAAAATGGGGTCTACAAGAGAGAAAAAAGAGCAAAAGATCATGGGTGAGCAGCAAAAATTGCTTGCCGCAAAAACGGATGCTCTTGAATCTCAGAAAAATCTTGAAGGTCTTATGGAGAAAGCGCTGGCGGCATTTAGAGATTATGCAGGTGATGATAGTGGGCAAGTCTTATAGTGAATTATGCACATACAACACGTTGTTAGAACGGTATAAATACTTACGAGCTACTCATGGTGTTGGAGATAGAACGATGGGCGGTTATAGACCTTTATATCTAAAATTTCTGAAATCTAATGAATGGTTACGATTCCGTCGAGAAATTATTCTTAGAGACAACGGAAATGATATGGCTTTAGAAGGATATCCTATTCCGGCACGACCAATAATTCATCACATTAACCCAGTTCGTATAGAGGATCTTTTAAATCACAATTTAGAAATTCTATTAAATCCTGAAAATGTGGTTTGCGTGTCTCATCAAACGCATCTTGCAATTGACTATGGCGATGAGTCTCTATTACCGAAAGATCCTATTATCCGAAAACCAAATGATACATGCCCTTGGAGGTGATAATATGCTCAATGAAGTGTCAATCAGGGATTCAATTTTAAAGTCCATTTGTGACAAACTTGATTCTAGAGACTTTACTGTGTTTTACGATGACATCATAGATCGAATTAATGCCGCGTTTGCTTTTTGCCATCAGTTTGGCGTTGGCCCAAAAGATGGTTTTGAAATAACCAGCGAAAATGACAAATGGAGCGACTACGAAACAAAGAGCAAAACCGAACTTAATTTAGTAAAAGGATTTATTGCAGCTAAAGTAAAGATGGAGTTTGATCCGCCAACTACAGGACCGATGTTAAACGCTCTTAGCGAAACGATAGCTGAGTATGAATGGCGTATAACAAATAATAGATAGGAGGTGTTCTTATGGCTAAACGTGAAATTCCAAAAGTTGAAGAAGAAGCAAGAGAGCAGGAAACTGTAAAAGAAGAAACTAAAGTCGAGAAACAGCCCAAGAAGAGAAAGATCACGACAGCATCATAAGGAGAATTCAAAATGGCACTATCTAATACAGCTACGCCTAAATATTATGGCGAGTTTAAAGCAAAAGTATTAAAAGGAGAGATTCCTATATGCCATGAGATCGAGATGGAAATGAACAGAATCGATGAATTGATTCGAGACCCTGGCATATACTATGATCCAGATGCAGTTGAGTGCTGGATAAAGTTTTGTGAAGGCGAATTGACATTGACAGACGGCAGTGAAATGCATCTTTTAGATACTTTTAAACTATGGGGCGAGCAGGTATTTGGTTGGTTCTATTTTATGGAGCAAAGCGTATACGAACCAGGAGAGCACGGCAAACCTGGAAGGTATGTTAATAAAATGGTAAAGAAACGATTAACCAAAGAGCAGTACTTAATTGTAGCCAGAGGTGCGGCAAAGTCAATGTACGATAGTGACATTCAAGGTTATTTTTTGTGTATCGATAGAAAAACAACTTATCAGGTCACAACAGCGCCTACTATGTTACAAGCAGAAGAAGTAATGTCTCCTTTAAAAACGGCGTTGGCCAGATCCAGAGGTCCTTACTTTAAATTTATGACTGCCGGATCAATGCAGAATACTACTGGTTCTAAAGCAAACAGACCTAAATTGGCTGCAACAAAAGATGGAATTGTTAATTTTATGACTAATTCTCTTTTACAGATAAGACCAATGAGCATTGACAAACTACAGGGTATACGTTCAAAAATTTGTACCGTTGACGAGTGGCTTTCTGGCGACATTAAAGAAAATGTTGTTGGTTCGCTTGTTCAATCCTGTGCAAAGGGTATGCAAGATTATTTAATCATAGCATCTTCTTCTGAAGGTTGTGTAAGAAACGGCCCTGGAGATGATGTAAAAATGATGCTTATGAAAATTCTTAAGGGAGAAATAAAAGCACGGCACGTATCCATTTGGTGGTATCGTTTAGACGACATAAAAGAAGTAGCAGATCCCTCGATGTGGCTAAAAGCTAATCCTAATTTAGGCAAAACTGTTGGTTATGATGTTTATCAACAAGATGTGGAACGAGCAGAAGCGAATCCGTCAGAAAGAAATGACATATTGGCAAAACGTTTTGGATTACCTATGGAAGGTTACACATATTTCTTTAGGTATGAAGAAACAAAACCGCATCCAAGAAGAGATTTTTGGAATATGCGATGTTCATTGGGATGTGACTTGTCAAGAGGAGACGACTTCTGTGCATTTACTTTCTTATTTCCTTTGCCAAGAGAAGAATTTGGAGTAAAATGTAGAAGTTATATTACTCAAAATACATTGGATAAATTACCTATGTCTCAACGAGTCAAGTATGAACAGTTTATCCAAGAAGGCACGTTGATTATATTTCCGGGAACAGTATTAGACATGATGCAAGTTTACGATAATTTAAATGCATATATCGAAAGATGTAAGTTCGAAGTATGCAGTTTGGGATATGACCCATATAATGCTCGTGAATTTGTGGAACGTTGGGAAAAAGAGAATTCTCCATATGGTATCGAAAAAGTTATTCAAGGTGCAAAAACCGAATCAGTTCCTTTGGGTGAAATCAAGTTACTGGCAGAGAATAGATTACTTATATTTGACCAGGAAATTATGCAATATACCATGGGAAATAGTATGACAGTTACCGATACAAATGGTAATAGAAAATTATTAAAGCAACGATATGATCAAAAAATAGATAATGTATCGGCACTTATGGACGCTTGGGTAGCGTACAAATTGCATAAAGAAGACTTTGAATAAGGAGGTGATTAAATGGCAAAAAGAACGAGTTTTGGTATTAATGTCCGCGATTTTAGACTTAAACAGTTAAAGCGGACGATCGAAGAGCGGGAAGAAAAGAAAAGGGATACCGGTAAATCACAATCCGAGAGACAAACTGCAGGGTCCCACAAGAAAAATACCATCAGTGTAAACAATAAAGAAACACTTGGACCATCTGTTGAACGAAAAGGTTTGTCGACGGCTAAAAAAGGTTTTAATAAGCCGATTAGTTTAGCAAAACGAGTGAAAGAAGATATAGATCGGAACCTAACTTACATCTATGAAAATGCTGAAAAGACGCATACTAAAAAACGGCGTAAAAGTAAAGGCATTAAATCTAACCCTGTCAAAAAAGTAGGTGATTGGCTTGATAAATGAACTGTATCATCACGGTATTGAAGGTCAGGAATGGGGAAAGAGAAATGGTCCTCCGTATCCGTTATCTAAAGCAGATCATAGGAGAGTAATTCGATCAGCTAAAGCGGCCAAAAAGAGAAATCTTTCTTATGATTCTGCAAAAAGAAATGTGCGCAAGATGACCGATGATGACCTAGATTTGGCATTGGAGCGACTAAGAAGAGAGAAAGAGTATGCACAATTAGTAAGTGGAAAATATCAATCGGAAAAACTTAGCAAAAGTCAGCAAGAATCAAAATCAAATGTTCAAGTAAAAAAAGAAGGCCGTGCAAAAGAATTTGCTTTAGAACTGGCAAAAAAGGCGACTTTAGGTCTAATAGGCAATTTACTTGGTGACCATAAAAAACGACTGGATGACGCTAGAAAGGAAGAGCAAGAAGCACGAAAACAAGCACAAAAAGATGCCGAATATCAGCAGAACAGAGATGAGGCGTCAAAATTAAATTTGTTTAAAACAGATAAATATGGATATATACAGCCGGACACGGATCGTTTGAAAGCCTACAAAACAGCTGTCGCAAAAAATATGGGCACAGTAAATGTCAATAAGTCTACAGCGTTTTATCAACCAGGTTCCACAACTTGGAAGAGTGTAGTTGGCAATTCGACGGCTAATATTAAACTCAGTGCCGTTCGTCCTCCGTTTATGACCCAACTTACCAAGTCAGGAACGAATTGGTCATTTTACGCCCCTAATACAAAAAAAGGAGGTAATCCATGAAGATAGTAGATGCTGTAAAATCTTTCTGGTCTGCGTTTACCTCCCCAAGACAGGATACTCCGGAAGACACAAAATTATATTCTATGGATGTCAGCCCGGCTTACTCAAGACCTAGTCGTATTACTTTGTCCCGAGGAGCTGAAATGACAATTCTTGCCGGATTATATTCTAGAATTGCAATGGACGTAGCATCAGTAGACATTCATCATGTGGTATTAGATGAAAAAGGTAATTTTAAAGACATTGTCCATTCGGAATTAGACGACCGTTTTAATCTTTCTGCAAACATGGATCAAGTTCCATATTCATTTAAACTCGATATTGTTCTAAGTTTATTTGACGAAGGTTGTATAGCGGTAGTTCCTCTTATTATGGATGATGCACCAAATGAAGATGGAAACAATGACATTTATTCCCTACGTGTAGGTAAAATAACTAAATGGTTTCCAAAAGACATTGAAGTAGAAATTTATGATGAAAACACAATGCGAAAACGACAACTTATCGTTTCAAAAAATATAGCGTGTATAATTGAAAATCCATTTTATCAGGTAATGAACGAACCTAATAGTTTGGTAAAACGTATTAATAGAAGATTAGCGTTGCTCGATAGTATTGATGAAGTAGCGGGTTCCGCGAAATTAGACGTTATTATTCAACTTCCATATACTATTAGAGGCGAAACAAAGCAAAAATTGGCTGAAGAAAGACGTGAATCACTTGAAAAACAATTGACCGGTTCTCGTTACGGCATTGGATACATAGATGCAACAGAGCATGTAACGCAATTGAATCGACCAGTTGATAATAACATCTTGAAAGAAATCGAGTACTTAAACAACCAACTTTATGGCGAATTAGGTATGACTCAGTCAATTCTTGATGGAACTGCTGATAGTGAAACTATAGTACATTACGAAAACAAAGCAGTTTTTCCTGTCTTAAAAGTAATTTGTGAAGGCTTCAAGCGTACGTTCTTATCTACGGCCGCGATTAAAGATAAACATCAGAGTATTATGTACTTCAAAGACCTCTTTAAGCATATGTCTATCGAGAATATGGCAGACATGTGTGATAAACTTTCGAGAAACGAGATTCTCTCGTCTAACGAAATTAGAAGTGGTTTGGGTTATAGACCTGATGATAATCCAAGATCAGATGAGTTGCTGAATAAGAATATTGCTCATGACGAGCAAACAGAGAATCCTGAAGCACAAAAATCTACGAAAGGAAGTAAAAATCAAAATGAAGCCAAAAAAGTATGACTTTAGTGGTTATGTCACACGTTATGGTGTTAAATGTAGTGATGGCAGAACGTTGATGCCTGACTCATTTGCTCATTGCGATGGCAGAACAGTACCGTTGGTATTCCAGCATGTTCATGATAACCCGTTAAATGTTGTCGGAAACATGTATTTGGAGCATAAAGCCGATGGTATGTATGGCTATGGGTCTTTCAATGACACCGAAGCCGGTTCTGCGTCAAAAGAAGCCGTCGTACATGGAGACATCAAAGCCCTAAGTATTTATGCAAATCGTCTTCAGCAGAATTCTAGAGGCGAGGTATATCATGGTGAAATTCGCGAAGTAAGTCTAGTCCTTGCCGGAGCAAATGTCGGTGCTTTTATCGATAATATTGCAGTTTCGCACTCCGAAGATGGCGAGGAACTCAGAGAAGCGATCATTTATACCACAAATGATGAGACTTGTGATCTAGAATTGGCACATGCAGAATCGGAAAAGACTATTGAGGACGTTGTTAACACCATGGATGAGGATCAGCTTTTTGTTCTTAATTATTTAGTTACAAAAGCAGCTTCAAAAAACGGTTCTGTAAAGCATTCTGATGAAGAAGAATTCGAAGATGAAGAGTCTGAAGACGAGTACGATGATGAAGATGAGTACGATGACGATGATGAAGAGTCTGATGAGTACGAAGATGAGGACGAAGAGTCCGAAAACAATGATGAACAAACAGGAGGAGACGAAATGAAAGTTAATCTTTTCGAAAAACAGGAACAGACAGGCGGAGATACGATGCAGCATTCGGATTTGGATTTCGCTCAGATCGTTGCTGACGCCGAGAAAGCAGGCTGTAAGTTGAGTGAAGCTGTACTGGCTCACGCTGATACGTACGGTATCAAGGATATCGAGTCCTTGTTCCCGCAGCCGAAGGAAATGAACATGCCACCAGAATGGTATAAGCAGGATGACGAATGGGTTGGAGGTTGGCTTGCAGACACGCAGCACTCCCCATTCTCCCGTATTAGAACTCGTCAGGCAGATATCACCGCCGACGAAGCACGTGCGAAGGGTTATGTAAAGGGAAACAGAAAGACTCCGGAAGTCTTCAGCCTTATGACAAGAACCACTTCCCCGACAACCGTTTATAAGAAACAGCATTTGGATGAGGACGATATCATTGATATCACCGATTTCAGCGTTGTTCCGTGGATCAAGGGTGAAATGCGTATGATGCTCAACAAGGAAGTAGCTGTTGCTGGTCTCCTTGGTGACGGTCGTGCATATGATGATCCTGATAAGATCAATGAAGATTGCATTCGTCCGGTTTGGAAGGACAACGAACTCTACACAATTCGTAGACAGATCACTTTCCCGGAGAACGCTACATATCTCGATAAGCTAGTAGTAGTTGAAGAGACACTGTTGAAAGTAAGAAAGCTGTATCGTGGTTCTGGTAACCCGACACTTTATGCTTCTACTGATTTTGTATCTGTTCTGCTTCTTGCTCGTGATCAGTTTGGTCATAGACTGTACAAGACTCTTGGTGAGCTTGCTTCTGCTCTGCGTGTAAAGAGAATCGTTGAGATCCCGGATATGGCCGATAAGGTTTATACAGATGATGACGGTAACGAATTCGATCTGTGTGCTATCATGCTGAATCCAGCCGACTACCGTTATGGTGCAGATAAGGGCGGCGGAGTTCGTACATTTGAAGATTTCGATATCGACTTTAACCTTCATAAGTACCTGATGGAGACTCGTTGCTCTGGTGCACTGTCTAAGATCATGTCTGCTGTTGTAATCGAGTCCGGTCACTTTGATCTGCTTAAGATTGAAGCTGCTGCTATCGCTCCGAATGTTGACTGCTATGGTAAGAACGCTTCTGAACTCCAGAATGGCATCCGCATCAATGAGCAGAATGAGATCCGTGGTACGCTTAAGTATGTCAAGAATTACACAGGTTTCTCCGGTGATGTGGCTGAGCAGTCTGGTAACTATCTTGCTCTCCAGTTCGAAACAGAAGCTGGTTCTGAGACAACTGTAGAAGTTGTTGGCGGAGATCATGGCCCAGTTGTTATGGAGGACGGTTTCTGTGTATTCCGTATCAAGAATAAGACTCAAACCATTCGTGTTATTTCTACAAAGAATAGCATCGTTTCAACCAAAGTATATTCTCTGAAGTACATCACATTGGAGCCGGATCGGAGCTGATAGTATGAAGTTTGCTGGCAACATTGGATTTGAAGTTTATACAGAAGTAACTCCAGGTCGATGGGAACCTACTATAGTTGAAAAATTTTATAGAGGAAACATGGAACAAGAGTTACGTAGATTATATTCTGGCGAAGACCGTAATAAGGATATTAATATCGACAATCGCGTTAAGATAGTGGCTAATCCTTTTGCTCTTGAAAATTATGCCAGCATAAAATTTGCAGAACATATGGGGGTATGTTGGGAGGTTAAGACAGTAGACGTTCGCGAATATCCTCATATGTACATATATTTGGGAGGTGTATATAATGGACCGAGAGGAACAGCGCCTGAAATTGCAGGAGACGCTTGAACAAATCCCGGGCGTTAGAAAAGTATATTTTCAACCACCGCCCACCACAAAAATGGTATACCCTTGCATACGATATGCCAGATCTGTAATTAAAAATGAGTATGCAAACGGTGCTCCTTATATTTCGAACACCGATTACGAATTGTTTGTCATTGATGCTAATCCGGACAGCGAGATAGTTGCCCATGTATCTCGCCTCCCTTACTGCCAGCATACAAATCACTATACCGCTGACGGATTGCATCATGATAGATTTAGAATCAATCATATTTAGGAGGTAACGTAATATGACAAAACTTCTTTGGGACCAGGAAGGTGAAAAACTGTATTCTACCGGTACTGACCGAGGCGTACTTTATGTAAATGACTCGGGCACATATCGCAAAGGTGAAGCCTGGAATGGTCTTACCAAGTTCCAGAAGTCCTCTGAGGGTGGCGACTCTGAGGCTATTTATGCTGATAACACTAAGTATCTTAACCTCACTTCTACAGAGGATAAGAAGGGTCAGATCTCTTGCTACATGTTCCCGGATGGATGGTATGAGTGTCAGGGTCTCCAGAAGCTTTCTGGCGTTCCGGGCCTTCGTATCGGCCAGCAGGTTCGTAAGTCCTTTGGTTTTACATGCCGTACATTGATCGGTAACGATACTGATGGTGATGCTTATGGCTATAAGCTTCATATCGTATACGGAGCTAAAGCTTCTCCGTCCGATGAAGAGTATCAGACAGTTAACAACAATCCGGAAGCCATCGAGTTCAGCTATGACTTCGAGACAACTCCGGTTGACGTTGGCAATGGTATGAAGCCGGCGGCTATGTTTGAGATCGACTCTACGGATTTTACAAATGAGAATATTGATCGTCTCCACGCTTTGGAAGACATTCTTTATGGTACGGCAGACAGTGATCCGCGTCTCCCGTCTATTTCTGAGGTTATTGCTATTCTTGGTGCAACAACAGCATACAAGCTTACGATTACTCAGGCTGAGAACACAACGGTAACCGTTAAGAGAAACAACATTAACCTTGCCAATGATGCAGATATTGCTATCGGCGATCTTCTTACAATCATTGTTTCTGATGGTGACTCGATCACGGTTAATGGAACCGCCTTTACAAGCGGTAATACTTATACAGTAAGCGGAAACACAACCGTTGTATCCACCGCTGGCTAAGTAAAATCAAAATGATCACTTTTTGGGGCCTTGGGAGTAATCTCAGGGCCCTATTTTTATTAAAAGGAGAGTAAATATGTTAGCAAAGACAATTACCTACACCGATTATAACGACAACGAACGTACAGAAACTTTTTATTTCAACCTCAATCAGCACGAATTGGCGGCTTTGGAACAAGGCAAAAAAGGTGGCCTGACCGAATGGATCAAACGCGCGGTTGAAGCACAGGATGGAAAAACAATCATGGATACATTTACTGAGATTATCCGTGCAGCATATGGTATCAAGTCTCTCGATGGTAAGACCTTTATTAAAACCGAAGAAGCTTACCAGGAATTCTTGGGTACGAACGCTTATGATAAGCTTTTTATGGATCTTGTAACGGACGCCGATCAGGCTAGTGAATTTATTATCGCTTGTCTGCCGAAGGATATGCAGGGTTCTGCAAGAGAGAATGCTAAAAAACTTGAAGCCAATGGAGGAAATATTTCTGCATTGAGTAAGGAGTGACCATGTTAGTTATTACCGTTAAAGCTGGAGAAGTATGGGACGCAGACGCAAACCAGTTTATAACTTTAGACCACGATGTAAATCTCCAGTTAGAACATTCTCTTATTTCGATTTCGAAATGGGAATCACGATGGAAAAAACCTTACCTTTCTAATCTTGAACGATTTGCAAAGACAAAGGAAGAAGTACTTGACTATATTAAATGTATGACGGTTTCTAACAGTGTTAATCCTAATGTATATAAAGTCCTTTCAAATGAAAATTTAAAGGCCATCAATGACTATATTACTGATCCGATGACAGGTACATGGTTCGCAGATGAAAACAAAGATGGTAAAAAACAGAAAAATAGAGGTCCTGTTATGCAAAAAGAAGAGATGACATCGGAACTCATCTATTATTACATGACAGAATACGGCATTTCTTGGGAAGCACAAAAATGGCATCTCAATCGTTTACTTACCCTTTTGCGTGTTCATAGCGAAAAAGAATCTGCTTCTGGAAAGAAAATGTCTACAAAAGATATTCTTAGCAGAAACGCAAGCTTAAACAAGGCTAGGAGGGCTGCTATGCATTCAAAGGGGTGATCCAATGAACTTTGAAGTAACCCAAAAAGGAGACTGGAAACATACATTTAAATTATTAACTTTATGTCAAAATGTCGATGTTTATGCTCTTTTGAATAAATATGGTAAAAAAGGCGTAAAGTATTTATCAGAAGCCACTCCGGTAGATACTGGAGAAACAGCAAATTCTTGGAAATATGAAGTTTCAAATGAAAATAGTTACTATTACCTAAGATTCTATAACAATAACGTCAATGATGGTGTGCCTATTGTAATTATATTACAGTACGGTCACGCCACAAGAGGCGGTACTTGGGTAGAAGGAAGGGATTTTATTAATCCAGCTATTGAAGAAACATTTCGAGGATTTGCGGCTGATTTGTGGAAGGAGGTGCTGCCATGAGTACAACAACTACTATTGATGAAAATATAGTGTCTATGAAGTTTAATAATAAAGACTTTGAGAAAAATGCAGCAACTACTATGTCCACATTGGAAAAGTTAAAATCAAAACTTGACTTTTCTAAAGTGAAAGATGATTTAAACAACATAGATACATCTAAATTAAAGTCTGCTATTAACAAACTTAGCGATTTCGATACTAGTAAGTTTGAAAAAGTAATGGACCAAGTAGAATATCGTATGTCTACTTTAGGTGTTATCGGAGCGAGGATTGCTGAAAATTTTGCAGATAAATTATATGACGTAATTGACGCTGCTTTTTCTAAATTAACAAGTTTTTATAATTTTGCTAAATCTGGTATTACGCAAGGTGGTTATTCTAGAGCCACTAATATTCAAGCCGCAAGATTTCAATTAGAGGGTTTAGGCATCGCTTGGAAAGATATTTACGGAGACATCGACTATGCTGTAACAAATACTGCCTATAGTTTGGATGCTGCGGCTAAAGTGGCAGCTCAATTATCAGCGTCGGGTTTAAAACCAGGACAAGCGTATACACCTACTGGTCAAAAAGATAACAAAGATTATGTATCTCAGATCGATACATTGGCCATGACTCTTAGAGCTATTTCTGGTACTGCATCTATGGCGAATGCTGATTATGCGGACATTGGTAGAATTATTACTAACATGGTGTCCAGAGGAAGGGTATTTACCACAGATATTAACTCATTGTCAGAAAGAGGTTTGGGTGTAAAAGGTTTACTTGCCGATTATTTGAATAGTATTAATTATCAAGGCAAAAAGAACTGGACAGAAGGAGACATTGCAGAAAATATTTCAACAAAAGGTGGAGGAAGTATTACACCAGATATTATTGTTGAGATGCTATATGAAAAGTTTGGTGAATATGCCACAAAAGCGAATATGACTCTTTCTGGTGTAACGGCGAACTTAAGATCTGCTTTTGCCAGAATTGGAGAAAGTTTTTATGAACCAATTATTGAAAACGGCGGAGCATTAGTTAATTTAATTGATGCTTTAAGAATACATGTTAATTCTTTGAATACAGCATTGAAACCGGTAATAAAAACTATAGGAACGGACATTGCCGGTTGGTTAGATAAATTAGGACAAAAATTATATATTGAAGAAGAAATGACCGACGCAAACGGTAATGTAGTAAGAGACCCCGTTACCGGCGAAGTTATGAAGAAAAAGGTCATTAGAAAAGACACTATATTGGCTCCTTTGTTTGAAGAAAAAGAGTATAAAAGACTTGAAAAAGTAACTAGTAACTTCTATGCTCTTCCAGAGTATGTACGACGTGAAATGCTGGCAAATGGCGCCATTATAAAAGACGGTGCTGCTTATTATGAGGTTATTGAAAAATATTCCAATGCTGGAAGAGTTCTGTACAACGTATGGAGTTCTGTAAAAAATGTATTTGGCACTATTGGCAATATTATTTTAGAAATAGGAAGAGGATTTGGATGGGCGACAGAAAGCATGAGTTTTATGGACATGCTGGTTGCAGGAACGGAAAAACTCAGAATCGCCACCGAAAAGATAAAAGCATCGGTTGGACAATCACGTATGATTCAATTCTTTTTGTCAATCGGTAAGGCTTTGGGTTCTATAATTACCATTTCAAAATCATTCTTTAAATCCCTATACAATCATATTTTATCGCCAATATTTGGATTAACATCAAAATTCCTTCCAAAATTTGATCTAGTTGGTTGGCTTACAGATTTTAATCACAGATTATTTAATCTTAGTGAAAAAATAAAGAATACAGACGATTTCTTTGGCCCGTTTATGGAACGATTTAAAACCGGAGCAAAGGATTTCTGGGAATGGGTAAAATCTTGGGGAGGAAAATTGACACAAACTTTGTCAAATTTCTTTAAACCTATCAAAGAGATATTCTCTAACAGTGAACTCAGTTTCCTAGATAAAATGAAAGCTCTTAAGGATTATCTTGTTCAAGACTTTGTAATGCCTGGATGGGAAAAAGTTAAATCTGTATTTGAAGGAATTGCAGATGCAATAGGCAAAGTGTTTGATTGGTTTAAGAAATTATTTGGAATTAGTAATAAAGAAGACTCTGGAATAACAACTACAGGTGCTACGGGAGGAAATGGTTTATTAGGAACTGCCTCTACCATAAACGGCATTTCTATACTAGCAGTGTCTGAGCAATTAAAAGAAGCTGGAGAGAACGTAGATGAGGGATCAAATGGATTCTTGTCTGCTTTCCAGAAGATAAAAGATTGGTTTGATAGTCATAATTTCTCACCTGTAGCTATAGCTATGACTGCATTATCTGTAGCGCTCATAGCACTAGTAGGAGCCATACTTTATGCTGTTGTGGTACTCCCAACAAGATTATTAAGATTAGCAGAAATGTTACCTAAATTTGTATCTTCTTTAACAAAACCATTTGGCAAATTAAGTAATTTAGCAAGATCGGTTTCTTTTAAAAATGTTACAGAAGGATTAAAAAATATAGGATTGTCACTTTTAGCATTTATGGGTGCGATTGCAATATTTGTTGTATTGAGTAAATTAGTATCTCCTACAGAATTGTTAATCGGAGCAGTAGCTGTATTAGCTATATTTGGTATTTTAATTTGGATTGTTACAAAACTAGGAAAAGCCAGTAATGCGTTGAAAGCCGCAATCGATGTCGGATTCAATAAAGACGTTGGTTTTTGGTTTACGCAACGTGGAGGTACCTATATTGGGATGGCAGCTCTTATGCAATCTATTATGGCTATGACAATCGGTTTTACCGCTTTAGCTTTTGTGTTTGGTTTGATTCTTAAGAATAAAGATCTTACAATGACAATAGTATACGGTGGAGTAATGCTGTTAGTGCTCATGGCTGTTGTAACGACAATAGCAATTATATTACCGTCGTTAATGGCAAAATTTGTTGGTGCTACAGTAGCTTTTGATAAAGCTGGAAAAGCCTATAAGTCAGGAGATGCCCTCGCTGTAAGAGGTTTGATGGCAATGGCAGCTACTATTTCGGCAATGACTATAGCAGTTGTAACATTCTCAGCATTAGCTTATGTTATGTCATCAAAATTTGTAGATTGGGATACTTTGTGGGATGGTGTTGGAAAAATAGCAGTGATTGCTGTTTTAATAGAACTCATGCTACTTGGTGTTCAGTTTATGGCAAAGCTATCTGCTGGTATACGATATAGTCCAGCAAAGATGCTTATAGGAATGGCTGTAGCTATTGGTGCTATTGGTATTGCTATGACATCAATTATATTATCTCTAAAGCTATTAATGATCGGTATCAATGATACTAACATAAAAAACTATGGTATAGTTGTAACTTCGATTGCAGGAATATTAGTTTTAGTAGGTGCGATAGTTGTTGTAGCAATGTACTTTGCAACACATCAATACGGAGCTAGAAATGACGCCAAAATCGGAACCGCGTTACTTGGATTGGCAACTGTTATATTATCAATTGCTGGCGCAATGGCGGTTATTATTGTATCTATGATAGTATTAACAAAAGTTCTATCAAATGCTGATTTGCATAATTCATCGATTCAATCTATTTGGATTATATTTGGATTAATGGCCGGTCTAATTGGTGGCGCATACGTTCTTATGAATTCCTCTATGGGAATATCGTTAACTCGTATACGTGGTATAATCGCTCCTATAGTTGGAATGACATTTGCTCTTGTAATTATGGTAGGCGCAATAGCGACTTTAATGTATGTTATGAAAAAGTTTAATTTTACGCCAAGCGAACTAGCAATAATAACCGGAGTAATTGTTGTGGGAACGGCTATATTAAGTTTTGCAATAGGACATGTTATAAAATCAGTAAAATATTTAGACACAGCATTAGTATCAGCTAGAAAACTTTTGAGCATGTCTGTATTGTTCATTTCAATCGGAGCAGCGTTTGGTATAATTGCTATCTCTCTGTCATTCTTAAGTAAACTAAACATGGCACAAATTATATCTGGTGGAGTAATGATTTCTGTATTGGGCAGTTTAATGCTGTTAATCAGTTATGTTTTACTGCAACTAGTCAAATCTCCGGATGTAAATTGGAACACTGTTGGAGAAGCCATATTGTTATATTCTGCAGTATGCTTGTCTATGGTCATTTTAGCAGGTGCTATCTCATTGCTTTCTACTGCTAATTTAGGTGGAATGGTAATTGCTTCTGTTATATTGTCTGCTATGGGGTTTGTGATCGATGGTATCATTGCTGTATTGGTAAAAATTTCTAATGCGGTTATAGACCCTTATAAGATGGGCTCTACTATTGCGGCATATATAGGTGTTTCAGCAAGCTTGTTACTTATAGGAAAAGCTATAAAACAACTGTCAGGACTTGGTTGGAAAGACATGGGTCCTGGTTTACTGGCGATGCTCGGTGTTGTTGGTATATTAGCATTAGTTATGACGTTGTTTACAGCATTAGGAAATTGGTCTCCTGGAGGCATGGCCGCTGGAATAGCAGCAATGTTATCAATAGCAGGAACTATTGCCGCCATCGGTTTGACAGCATTCTTGGTAGCTAAAGGAATTGAAACATTAGTAAATGTATTTGATATGTTTGTTCAGAAGCAAAGTGAGTGGATGGGCAATGGCGTAATGGATAAGTTTACAGAGTTCCTTACTGGTATATTTACTTCCATAGCGGATGCCGTAACAGGATCTGCATCCTCTGTAGCTAAGGCCGCAGTTGCTATTATATTAGCTCTTGTTAATGCTTTAATCGATTCTGCAGGCACATTAGGTGTTGGCTTGTTTAGAGCTTTGCAAAGAGCAGTGGTCGTAGCGGCTATTCTCCTGAGCGCTGCTAAATGGATCGGTGAATTATTCCTAGAACTTGGTGTATATTTAGGCAGCCAAGTAGCAGCCGGTTTTAATGGCGCTTTAAGAAAAATGTTCCATGGACCAGCCGCCACTATTGCAAAAACAATATTAAAATTACAAGGATATAATCCAGAAGGTTACGAGGAAGCTATCGAAGATCTCGATACGCAAATAAATGCTTCGTTACACGATAAAGAAGGTTTTGGAGGAAAAAGTTATGAAATAGAACAAAAATATGGTGTTGAACTAGTATGGGACGGTGAAGAAATTACTTTTGACAAAGAAGGAATGAACGAAAAACTAAAAGGGAAAAAAGTAGAACTTACAGACGTTGCCGGTCAAACCGATACGGTTCCTGCTATAACTGCTTTATTTTCAGAAGTTGGTGATCTTAATCGTGATTTTAATTATACGGTTTTAAAAGAGCATATATGGAATAAAATGTTTGAATCAATCTTTGATCAAGCAGATGAAGACGCCAAAGATAGATGGGGAATATTTGCAGAGGATGCGACTGATACATTTGTCGAACGTTTAAAAGGTATGGTAAGTGAGGACGATCCGAATTTCCAACGGGCAAAAGAACTACTTTACCTCGTGTTCCCAGAAACAGCAGAAATGGAAGCTAAAGGAGATGACGCAACTAACGGATTCGTTACCGGTGCTGTAAATGGCTGTACTACATATGAGTCAGAGATGAGAAAGGGTCAGCAAAGACTCGCTCAGGCTAGCGTTGATGAATTCGATACTACCGTTTCTGAAAACGCTGATTCCTCGGCCGTAGCAAAGGAACTTACTCCAGACCAAGACGAACTCACATCAGGATTTTCATCAGCTGGTGACAAAGGTGTTGATGCATTCGAGCAATCTATCGTGACTAGAGTCGATGCAGACAAAGAGAATTTGCAAAAATGGATTTTAGCTCCATTGACCGATTGGCCAGACGAACGTTTCGAAGACGTGGATTTTGCTGGTGTAAGAATTGCTAAGGCTTTAAGAGGCGGTTTCGATAGAGAAATGAGAATCGAATCTCCTTCAAAGGCGATGATCGAATCTATGGGCTTTGTAAAAGATGGTATCTTGGAAGGCGTCGATTTGTCGATTCCGAGCGTATATGAAGCTGGTGAAGAGTTAGGAAATGCTATTGGTGATGGTGTAAATGATTCTCTTGGAGATTTAAATCTTGGTGACTTAGGTATCAATCTCGGAGATATTGACTTCTCAGAAGCAGACCTTAACACAGATGCGATGGCCGATACATTAAAGGCTGACATTGCTTCTCGACTTCCGTCTTGGGATGAATTGAAAGGTTATGTTGGATTAGATAAAGGTCTGATGGGTAATATAGAAGGAATAAAAGCCGCTTGGGCTCGAATAAAAAGCTCCTTTAGTGAGTTTGACATTACAAGTTTATTCAGCAATATTATTCCGGAAAATATGAGTGTCGACAATTTAACTAAATCCTTTGGAGCAGACTTTGACATAGGCTCTTTTGGATACACAGATTCCTTCATGACAGATAAAGCTTGGGAAGACGCACTTGCCAACTTTGATCCCAACACGATGATGACTACTGACACATTAAATCTTAATTTGAACATTGATGATGCAGAATTACAAAATCTTAATCAATCTATGAGCAAAGGAGTCGACTGGAACGCTGTTACTGGAGGCTTCAACGCTCGTAGCGGAACAACTTACAATTACAACTACAATTATATTCAGAACAACACCTCTTCTGGAGCGCTTAATACGAGGGAACTCAACAGATCTACTCAGTTGGCACTTAACAGAAACAGGTGGAGAGTCGGTGGAGGAGGTTATTAAGATGATTAATCTTGTTAGAGTAACCAACGCCGAGAATGTATTGAACATGGAACTGAGGAATCCGGAGAAATCTGGGTTCCTCGTCCGTGACATTCAAGGTTTAGGTTCTGGCACTAGCGATATTAGAAACACTGATTACGCTTCTTTGCCAGGCTCAATTTATGATTCATCCAGAAAGCCGGTACGAAACATCGTATTCCAACTCAGATTGCTTTGGCATGATACAGTTGAAAAGGCTAGACATGAATCAGAAAGATATTTTCCTTTAGGGAAAAGTATTAAAATGGAATTTTTTGGGGATGATAGAGAAACCTGGATTGAGGGATATGTCGAATCCAATGAACCAACTATTTTTTCTACAACAAAAATGGAAGGCATTGATTGTCAAATTTCAGTCCTTTGCACAGATCCAGCATTCAAATCTCCAATCGCTAATTCAGTAGAACAAAAGAAACTAGAGGGCGGGTTCTACTTCGAATTTCCAAGACCAACAGATGAATTTCCAGAAATTCCGGGCGATTGCTTTGATGATTCTTATGAAGATCCTTATAAGTATCGTTTGGCTATGTCAGACATCCTTTCTGGAGGATATTCTGTGTCATTTGACTATGATGGAACAGCCGAAACAGGTTGCAAATTCCACTTATATTTTAATGAATCAGCAGACCGGGTAGAAATCATCTGTAATAGAACCGGACAGTCTCTTATATTTAAGCCAGATACAGAAAATAGATTTCGAGCTGGAGATGTAATGATTATAGACACTAATGCCGGTAATAGATCCGCATATGTGGTTCGTGAAGGGACGTATATCAACTACTTAGATCACATGCTTGTTACGTCTTCTTTTAGCGGAATTATACTACAGAAAGGATCAAATACTTTTAGATTAGAAATTGATAAAGGAACCAACAATGATGCTGCCGAATTGCGCATCGAGTACAGAAATGCGTATTGGAGTGTGTGATTATGGAAGCAATTATATTTAATAAAAAGTTTAAAAAAATAGCAGTTATTGACTATTTTTTCGAGTTTTCTTGGAACAAAGACCTATATGGCGAGGGTGAAGTGGAGCTTAAAGTTCCTGCCAGCTACCAGCACATTGCTTACTTGAAGAAGGGTAATTATATTGGTAGACTAGACGATGATATGCTTGCTGAAATCAAGTATACCGAATTGCAAGACTCTGCTACGGACGGAAAAGTATTTAGCGTCAGAGCTCAGGACATTACAAAATCTATACTGAATAGACGTATTGTTTGGGGCGATGTTATGTTTTCCGGTTTGCTTAAGGACTTGGTTTATAAACTTATTACTGAGAACTTTGGAACGGCTTCAAAATTTAAAGAGAGACAGATTCTTGCTGATGATGGAAAAGATTTTGTTGTCTGTCCTAAAACATTTAAAGATGAAGCCGGAGTAGAGTATTGCCTGCAGACCGTAGCATACAGATCTGAACACGAAAGCATTGGCGATTTGCTTACAGAAAAGCTTAAAATGTTTGGATATGGCTGTAAATTAACTCTTAGAAGTGATGGAAAACTCGTATTTAACATTGTTAAAGGTGTGTATAAAAATGCATACATTATATTTAGCAATGATTATGGAAATGTAGTCAATACAAACTTCTCATCTGACTATGAACAGTATGCAAACACGGTTCTTGTCGGTGGAGAAATTACAGAAAACGAAGATGGGACCACTGCAAGCAGAAACTATCAGGCAGCGAGTTATGGCGATACCGGACTTGATAGATCAGAAGTATACGTTGACGCAGATGACATGAAGTCGATAGTTGACTGGAAAGAATTGCTTGGTTCTTATCCTCCAATCAAAGCGGTTGCTAATTTTAAGCCTGATGCTAATGGAGGATATTTTGAGCCGATTGATATCGGAGGTATTACATTTTATTACTACATGATGAAAGAATTCAAAATACCGCTGTACGATAAGCATCAGTATGATATTCTAATTGAGGCTTACAAAAACTATGGTGCGTCAAATTATAGGCTTTCGCAGGTAGTAACATCATCACAGGTTGTAAATCTTAGTGACGAATCCACTATTACAAAAAACGAGACGACAACATATTTTGTAGTAAAAAATGTTCCTATTGCCTTGTTTGACAGAAATTTATTCCTAACTAAACCACAGAAAGATGAAGACGGAAACTACGAAGACTTTGAATGTAAGATTCTGGCTCCGTTATATCAATCTATGATGTTCACAAAAGGTTATACCGAACTGGTATCATATTCGGCGTCGCAGTCTTTTAACGGCGAAATCGATCCGTATTCTATGTACACTTATAAAAAGGACTATAATATCGGAGATTTTGTAACCATCAAAAACGCATTTGGTGTTGAATCTATCACACAGATAACTAACGTAACTGAAACTTGGGATACTTCTGGTTACCACCTTGATATTACAGTGGACGACAAAGAAGCAAAGGTTCAGGATATTACAGGACTCTTGTGCACCGACAGAGGAACACCGGTACTTACGAACTCGGATGGAGAGCAGATTTGTGGCTCTCAGTGGTTCATTATTGCACATAAACGGAAGGACGATGGTACGTACGAAGACTGTTATATTACAACTTGAGGAGGTAAAATATGGCTGATTCTAACTTAGAAAGAACCAGAGTTGACCAACTTGGATTGACCGATAGCATTCAAGGAGAGGATAAGTTTATCGTATCTCAGCAGGTAGAGAATGATGAAAATGGAAACGTCCAGAATGCAACTAATATTGCGTCATTTGCGACAGTATGTGGTCATGTAGCAGAATCTGATCCTGTGGTAAATAAGATGCTTGAGATCCACTATCAGCCACCGCATGATGGTTATACAGGTAGTGTTAAAGAGGGATTTGGTATTAGTATTCAGCAAGATGGTACTGTAGATAATGATCTATATCTGAACAACAACCTTATATTTGGTGGAGATAATTTGAATGCCGGTTTGCTTTATGATAAAGACACCCAAGAGTATTATAAGCCATGTAATTTAGATCTTCCATTAGGTATGTTTTATACAAGATCTGTTGGTAAAGATGGACCCAATTCAACTCCGTCTACTGGAACCGGAATAACAGATGATAGAAACTGCTTAGGATTTACTGAAGATTATTATTCTTATGTTGATGAAGGATCAAAACTTGGAGTATTTCCAGGCGAAACCATTCCTGGAACCTCTCCTGGAACAGCACGTACAGATGATACCGCAGATCCAACGAGCCAAAATTATGATAAAGTAGTTACTCCTGTAGCAGAAGTAACTGTACAACATCTTATTGAGTGGACCAGACGTGGATTAGGAATTAATTCTTGGTATAATTCAAATTTTTCTGGAGTAAATCCATTCGAAACAATTTCGTTGTGCAGGGTTGCTAATCTAGCAAACAATCAAGCTACTATTATAGATAATGAACATAAATATATTACTGTAACAATTAAAACTCTTAGTAACGATACTAGTGCTGAACCACAATTTGTTAAATATTTTCAATGTACTCTTGGACCAGGAGATACGGAAGCGGTTCTTACGGGAGTTGGAGAAGATTCGAATCTAAAACTTGGAAAAATTGTTATATTTAATGCAGATGTCTGGAGAACGAAAGATGTAGATCGTATTTATAGAAAGAAAACTGGTGCTCTTGAAATTGATAGCGGAAGTAATAAAGAAAGATATTTATGCTGGGAAATCGGTATATCCAGATCCGGAGTACCTATTCCTTCAGGATCAGAAGATATTTTTACAAATTATTCTACGTTTGTTAACGGAACGGCAAAAGTTGTTGCTATGAAAGCCGAATACGGAACAAAATCTACTGGTTTTTATGACGAAATGTTTGGTTTTACTTCAAAAGAAAGTAGTTTAAATCAAGCTATTGATAAAGCCATTTGTAATACGGTTCGCAGAGAGTTAAATAATTTTCAAAAAACTAGAGAAAGCAGCATTCAAACTGGCGTATTTCCTTCTATGCTATTTGAAAAAAATAAGCCCGCCCACACAACTTTGGGTAAAAGGGATTCCGGTGAAAAAGATAATGCCTGGCAACGATCTGAAGATAATGTAGCAATGCGCATAAATGTAAATGAAACTGCAGGCCATGCTGCGGTATATGAAAATGTTGCTGATGCTATTTATGACTCGTATACAACAAGTGGGTTGGCCACCGATAGTGAAGATCAAGACTATTCTTTTCCTATACAAGTAAGTTATGACGGAACAGTTGGCGATGGAAGTGATTTGTGCTTTACCACTGGTACATCTGGTATATTTGAAAATGGTTTGGATATGCTTAGAAGCGGATCCAGTAAGCAAGTAGACCTTAAGATTGCAGAGCGTTTAAAAATAGCAAATCAGATATTTTCTGGTAATATTACTGTAAATGGAGACCAATTTAGATTAGAAGAACGTAGAACCAAAGTGTCAACAGGATATTGGTCTGTCCACCTCGATCATATCGAAAGTGGCATGTGGCCAAGACCTACCGATCCAGAGTATGGTACTGTCCCTCAACGGTCTAGAATATTCAAAAAATATTTTAAAGTAAGTTGTTCCGAGGATGCTTTACCTGCATTTTCAAAAGTTCGCGATGTTCTTGTATTAAATCCGGCTACATATAGGACTCTTCCTAGATTCCCTTCTCCCATGCAGATTCCATATGATGGCATTTGTGGAGGAGTATATATTGCAAATAAGGGCGGATTAGTAATTGACGAGGAAGGTTCCGTATCTCTTGACCTGGGTGAAGGATTAGCTATCGACAATTCAACAGGTAAGGTATATGTATCCGGAGGTGGCGGTGGTGGAGCTACTATCGATGATACAACTACCGCTGCAGATAAGACATGGTCTTCTAATAAGATTAATACAGAGCTCGGAAAGAAGCAGGCTACCCTTAATGCTGGATCAAATATCACGCTTACTCCACAGCAGGATGGAACTGTGACTATCGCTTCATCTGGAGGCGGTGGCGGTGCATCCAATCTGAATGATTTAGGTGATGTTGACTTAAACAGTCAAGTTTCGGATGATTCCGTTTTGGTTTATAGCCGTATTGCTGGCAAATGGCAGGATAAAACTTCATTAAATCTAATGGGATTGATAGTAAACTCGGCTCCTATGTATTCAGATGAAGTTGCTCGAAAGCAGGAAATCGATGAGGTTACCGCATATGTTGACTATAATTTCTTAAAATGTAAAACAATTTCTGGAACACTTGCCGCCGGAAACACCTCTTTGACATTAACTGATTCGGCTATAAAGACAAGCAGTATTGTTGAAGTATTTGACGATTTAAATGTTCCATATGATTCTATTTCAACAAGTAATGGAAGTATGACTATTACTTTCGAAGCACAATCGATTTCTATGAATGTGAAAGTGAGGGTATCATAATGGCTTGGTATAGAGTAACGAAAAAACAAAGTGGAGGAGGTACTCAAATAGGAGACCTCCTAGCCCTCGCTTCAGCTGGTACGGATGCAAATCCTGTTCAATTTGATATGACCGACGCAGTTTTACATACGCAAGCAACCGCTATTCCGGCTCAGATGTTTCGCAGTAACAAAAGAGTGAGAAGTGTCTCGTTGGCTAACATTTTGACTGTCGGAGCAGAAGCGTTTAGAGAAGCGCCAAACCTTAACGGCATCGATCTCCCTAGTTGCACATCACTGGGTGCTTCTGCATTTCAGCAAGCTAGATCTGGTCTATCAGCATTTATGGATAATCCGGTTATTAACTTGCCAGCATGTGAATCTATGGGCGATAGTGCTTTTCTTAATATTCGTACAGGATCGTCGTCATCAAATAAGATAACGTGGGTACTGACGTCACTTAAGACACTTGGTGCAACCTGCTTTAGATGTAACAGTTATCCTTGGTATACTGACCTATTATATTTGCCGGCGATTGTAACCATGGGTAATTTGACTTTTGGTAATGCCAATATTGTTACACTTAAACTGGGACCAAATTGCACCTCAGTCGGTAATAATATGATTCAGAATGCTAATGTGACAAATCTTATTATTGAGGCATTATCTCCGCCTGCTTTCGGCAGTGGAACATCATATTTGGGAACGGCTCCTAGTCATATTTATGTTCCAGATGGTAGCGTTGCTACGTACAAGGGAGCCAGTGGATGGTCTACATACTCAAATATTATTGAGTCTATTGACAATATTTAAAGGAGGTGATTAAATGGCGGATACTATTATTGGTGCTGAGGTATCGAGGGGTGGCTTTTTTAATGTCGTAAGAAACCCTAGTACCGGAAAGCCCGATATCACTTATACTGCTGATGAGATGAGAGAACCATATAAGGGCCTCATCACAGACGGTGTATTTAGTGGTAAGTATGTGAATGGATCAGGAGTAGTAGTAAATAACACAAACAATTTCATGGTATCATCCGGAGGATCTGACAGTTTAAAGGTTATTGTCTCTGCAGGACGAGGTATCTTTGACGGACATTGGTTCCGAACAACGGAAGATATTCTTGTAGATAACATCGAGAGCGAAACCACACTTGACTGTCGATATGATAATATCCTTGTAGTAGTGAATAATAACACCAGGACAATTAGATTGGCATACAGAAAGGGAGGAGCATCACAACCCTCCCTCACTACTACACCCGGAATCGTTGAATACAGATTGGCAAAGATCGCTGTATGGAAGAATGCTTCTATCATCAATGACAAAGATATTACAGATCTAAGAGGCAAAAATCATCCGGAGGGCACTCCTTGGGTTTCTACCGTAGGTATCGACCAGCTTTCCACAGATCAGTTGTTTAAGAAGTGGGAAAATCTCTTTCAGAGTTATTTCACATATATGCAGCATCAAGTTGAGACTTGGTCTAGTCAAATTGAATCAGCAACGGCTAATCATTATTTAGCTCTTTCTTCTAATCAGGTTGTTAAAACTATTCAGCAAGATACTAGAGAGATCATTATTACTGCTCCTAATGAGTTCCCAGCCCTTGGTGCTAATGAATATTATGTTCCATTAGTAACAGTAAATGGTTATCTTTTGACAAAGAAAGAAACCAATACTGCCGGTTCTCCTGGTGATTATTTTATGCAGAACATTAGTGCCAACAGTATGCGTTTTATATTTAATAATACTTTGACAGTTGGTACAAGAGTAACCTTCCAACTTCTCAAAGCAGTAACCGCAATTGCTGTTCCGGCGATTGACGATCAGATTAACGCTTTGAATAGTAGCTTTTCTGCATATGTTGATGATCACGGATGGAGCGATAACGGAATCACACCAGCTGCGGGCGTAACGGTTGACTCAAATGAACCAGATCCTGAGATTCGTATTAGAAAGATCGGAGGTATGGTTTTCCTTAGAGGCGCTGTAAAGGTTAATCCAGTACAGGGCAATGTTATTTGTACCCTTCCTGCTACGAACGATGCATATTCTAACATTCGTCCGCAAAAGAACCATATATTTGCGTCTAATTCCAAGAACGGAAGTAACAAATCTCCGGACAGAGCTAGTATTATTGTACGTACCAATGGTTCCGTAGAGTTCTGGACGACCACAAGATTGAGTGGAGAAACTGCTGATACAGCATCAACTTGGCATCTTAACACGTGTTGGCCTGTTCCATATATGGATCAGGTAGAGCCATAAGGAGGTGATTGAATGCCAGATTATTTAGTTCATGACTTAGGTTATAATGTTAAAGCTGGTATCACAAAGACCGACTTTGATGGCTTAAAAGGACAGGTAAATGCCTTGTCAAATAAAGTCCAGTCTATTAGTGGCGGTGGATACGGTAGCAACTATATTTACAATAATGATAATGATAATGGAACTTCATTTGATATCATTCAAGGTGCGAGTGGTATTGCGTTCAGTGGTATTATTGGGGCGATTGTAGATGACTCTTATCGCAGCATTAAGCTTAGAGGAACTACGATAGTTGCTGACGGATATACAAAGGAACTAGCCAAAGATATTCAGTTTTGGGGACTTAATCTTAGTGTTCTTCACAAATCACAGCATCTTAATATGCCGATTTTTGAGCATGTTGCAGATAACGCCGGAAACGTTGGTTGGGACACTCCTGCCAGAACGACACCTTGGAAACTTTCTGTTCCGGCCATGCCTACTATTGCTGAAGCAAGTACTAGTGTTCAGGATCATAGATGGATCGGACATATTAATTATCTTAAACCTGGTATTGGAGCCGCTCCAAACATCGATATGGGAGCATTATATTATCATCGTGATTTAAACGGTTATGCTGGTACATTCCATACAAAGACCGACGGAAATGGAAACGTCTGGTTGGTTCCTGGTGCAGTACGTTATTTGGATTCTGAAGAACGTACGTACTATCCTATTGGTAATCTGGATCAGCTTCTTCCGGTTGGAGTAAACGCTGTTCCATACACACCTGGAAACATTGGCTATTATATTGGTGGAGATGAGAATATTTCTGGAGTGACACTTGATTGGGAAGTAACACTTAATATCTTACATCCAGGAGGTGATTAATCATGACAAAGCTAGATGAATATTGTCAGTACCTGGAGACACAGGTAAGAAACCATAGTATCTACGTCTTTGGTGCACAGGGTGAAGGG